AGAAACCAAGGATCTTGGAATTGATGCTGGTGTAGAAGTTCCACACATCCTTCGCCGCAGTAACAATGCCGTGCCAAAGACCCTTGATGATGTCGAGGCCAGTGTGATAGAGCCATTGCCCAGCGCTTGCCAAGTATCCAAGAATCTTCAACGGCAGTTGGACCCAGAAGAACTCTACGATGCGCCACTCAATCTTGAGACCGGTCCACAATCCTTGCAAGATCCACTTGCCAGCCTTCTCAAGCCACTTGAGCGCAGAGGAGAAGAAGCCAATGATCTTGCCGGGGATCTCCTTGAAGAAGTTGAGCAGCCAGTTCCATGCTTCGATGGCATCTTTCTTTACCTGCTTCCAGTGCGTGACGAGCAAGATGACCAAAATGCCAATCGGACCCAAGATGATCGCCACGATGGCCTCGATGATGATCTTCAGGTGGTGCTTGATGAACTCGAACGCAGTAATGACGGCATGTTTGATCCCTTCCCACACACCATCAAGAACATGCCACACCGTTACGGCAACCTTCTTGATGACGCCCCAGATTTCTTTCCAGTGCGTCGCCACGAGCATGATGATCGGGATGAGGAGACCGATGGGGCCAAGCATGGAGTCGAGTGCCAACCCGGTAGCAGGACCGTCTGCCTCGGCGGTCGCCATGACGCTGTCCATCGACCCTTCCATAGCCGAAGTGCCAGCAGCAACCTCGTCGGTGGCAGCACCGTAGGCTTCAGCAATCCCAGCCATCGACGATTGCCAGACCCGCTCAGTGTTGCCAGAAGCCTCAGCCAACGACTCCAACTCCCGAGTCTGTTGCTCGGTGTTGTACTCAACCGAATTGGTCAGAGCCTTAGCGTAGTTCTGCATTTTCTGAGAAGTCTCACGCGCCACTGCAGCGTGCTCCTCCTCGGCACGCTTGGCAGCACTAATCGGTGGAACGAGATCATGGATCTTGCGGCCAAACTTCATGACCGACCCGCCGGCCTCAGACAGCATCGCAATCAACTTGCCGAGTCCACGGATGGCAAACGCACCGATGGTCGCGGTCAAGATCCCACCAACCACCACTGCAAGTCCAATGAGCAGCGGCTTGCAACGCACGACAACACCAATGACCTTGGCAAACGCACCAACGACCGCGTGGATGACCGGCATGAGCGCTTGACCCAACTTGGTCAACAGGTCCTCGACGGCAGCCTTCATGATCATGAACTGCACTTGGAGCGACTGACTGCGCTTGGCAGCGGCTTCATGTGCAGAACCAACATGAGTCACCTGAGTGACGGTGTCTTTGTACGCCTTCACCCCGGCTTCAATAACCGGGACCATCTTCGCAGCACCCGAGCCAAAGCCCATCGCGCTCAACGTCGCAGCGGCCTGGGCCGGGCCAAGTCCCTTGATGCGGTTGTGCAGTTGGCCAATGATGTTCTCTAGCGGCTTCAACTTGCCGTGAGAGTCGAGCGCCTGAACACCCATCATCTGCAGAGAACTGTTCGACAACCTGACGGCGTCGGCACCCTTCTTGAACTGCCCCCACAATGCGGCTTGTCCGATGGTAAGACCCTTGGTCGCCTTTGAAATCACCGAGGCTTGGACGTTGCCCTTCTCATACTCCGCTGCCAGGGCGCGCAGATGCGGAGGCAGGTCTTGGAGACCTACCTTCAACTGATCTTGTGCCTTCGCCACTTGCTGCGCCGGCTTGAGGAACGACGTGAACGTGGTCTGCAGGGTAGCCATGGCCTTACGGCCGCTTTCGCCGTGCTTGGTCATGTCAACCAAAAGACTGGCGAGTTGCCCAATTGGGGGAGACACCGAACCAAGGGACGAGCGAACTCTTGTCAATGACTTTTCAACGCCGCCGATACTCTGACCGGTCATATGCGAAGAAACGGTCAAGATGTCAGCGACATGACCGGCTTGCGAAGCGTTCAACTGGAACGCCTGCAAGGTGTCCGCCATGGTCTTCGTAGCGGTGTTGAGACTGGTCCCGGTCGCCGTGGCGAGTTCCATGGACTGCCGCATGAAGTGGACGGACTGAGCAGTGGTGAGCGCACTACCCTTCGTCGCCGCCAACTGACCAGCAACCCCGGCGAACGCCGTGGTCATCTCTTGGGCGGAGTACTCGGCGGTGCCGGCGGTGTCCAAGAACGCATTGGAGATCTTGGTCGCCTGGGCGACCGAGATGTTGGCGTTGGCCGCTAGGGTCGCAGACTCGTTCTGCAAGGAAATGGAGAGGTGGATGCCCTCACCAGCCGCAGCGGCGAACGTCGCCCCAAGCCCAATGGCAGCGACCTTGCCGTACCCCGCCAACGTGTCGAACAGGCCGGTGGCTTCCTTGGCGGTGCCGTGGGCGGCGTCACTCGTCTTACGAAGACCTTCTTGCAACGGTCCGAGGGGAAGACCAAAACTTCCAAGCATGGAGAGGGACTTCTCCAGCCCACTCATCATGTGCGAGCCAAACCCTATGCCAGCCCGCGAGCCTTCTTGCTCTGCGTTCTTGACAATCTTCTCGGTGTCTGCCGCCGCACCTGCGCCAAGGTTCCCAAGCCCACCGGTCCCACCGATGCTGTCCGTCTTCTTGGCGAACTCTTCTGCTTGACGCTGCGCCTCGACCAGAGACGCGATGAACTCAGTGGTGTTGCCCGCAATGGAGACGACTACTGGTTCAAGGATCTCAGCCATGTTGGTTCCCTCTTATTGCCCTCGACCAATGCGACTTGAAGATGCCGAGGAGTTGGGGTAAGGCACGCTCGTGCGCCGGCTTCATGTACGGGTACGGCGGTTGGTTGTACAGACGATTGAGGCTGTCCCGACCAACAAAACCAAGTTCGACGCGCCGTGCGTAGACCATGGTCGGAGCGAGTTTCTGCTCGTATTGCCCCACGCCGATCTGCATGGGCACGGTGGGGAAGCGGGTGATGGAACGCTTCAGTGCTTCACTGTGCGCCCACGGGCGATCCCCACCGGGAGGTCGAGCCTGCCCGATGGAGATCTGCCCGGCGAAGTTCCGCTTCGCTTCCCGCTCTACAAGTGAGATGGCGTCGACCACTCCAAGGCGCGTTCCTTCATCGACTGCTTCGATGAGGGCTTCGATGCTCTTGGAGAACTTCGCAAGGTCGACGTTGATCTTCACGGGGCTCCTACTGCTGCTCGGAGTTCACGACTTCTTGGTACACCGCGTCGATCTCAAGCATCCACGAGGTCTCCGAGTAGGGACGGTCTTCGTACTCCGACATCGAACAGTGGAACAGCGTGCAGTACCGGTAGGCCCGGTACAACTCCGCCGTCTCAGTGTCCAGAGGTTCTAGGAGCAGGCCACCTTTGAGCGCCGCCTTTAGTTGACGGAGTCTCCGGTAGCCACTGAAGGGTTTGCAGCGTTCTCAACCCCGAAGTCGTCGGCGAGGTTGATCTTGGTCGCTGCCCCCGTGATCGCGGCGTAGATCGGACGGGGCAGGTCGTCTACCTCGTCCACGGTCTTCGGGAGGTCACGACCGAGCGTCCATGACTGCAGACGGGTGACGACGCACTGGCGCTGGAACAGGTCAAGCGACTCGGCGTCCTCTTCGGACAACTCAGCGAAGGAGGTCCAAGTATCGGGGTCGTTCTCATCGAAGCCAAACGCCTTGAGGCGGTTGACGATGCCGGACGCAATGCGGGCTGCACGGCGCAGCGCCTTCACGTCACGGTTGGTCATGTCTGCGTCGTCACGCAGGACGGCGGTCTCCCCACCGGGGAGGTCAATGGTGATGGGCACTTCTGTCTCCTTTGTTTGGGTTACCGGCGCTGCCGGTGTGCGTCGCTTGCTACTTCATGGACAGCGATCAGCCAGTCAATGACCTCTGGCGAGGTGCTGTCCAACCTCACGAAGTCCTCGTGAGAGGTCTGCGTGAAGATCTTGCGGTACGTGTACTCACGCAACGCGGCAAGTGCTTCTGGGCAATCAATGATGTCGTCAGCGGGCGGAACGTCCGTCCGCAAATGCTGCGACAGCCGGCGCAACTGCGCGGAAGCAGACTCGGGCCGAACGTCTGGCCTGAAATCTACTGCCGCGTCAGTGCGCCGGCTGAAGAGTTGACTCATCTCCATGTCGGCACCTTCTTTCTTCGGGCCAGGGGGGTCGGCTTAGTACTGCGTCGACTGCCCGTTCGTGATGATGAACTTGATCGGGGAGTAGCCACCCGCCACCGCGTCGGTGGTGTTGGCGACGGCCACGAAGTTGGCCTGCAAGGTCACGTAGGACTTGCTCTGGTCAATGACCGGGGCTTCCAACTGGACCGCAGACATCTGCACAACCACGTTGTAACCAGTGGCCGGGTCAGTGAACTGCAGCCGCACCGGCAACTGAGCACGCTGCAAGGCGTTGGCGTAGAACGTCTCGTTCGCCTCAACCACGAAGAGGAACTTGCCCTCAACGGAGATCGGCGACTGGAAGTTGTTGTAAGGACCCTGCTGTCCAAGGGTGTGGATCGAGGTGGCGTTGCGCTTGATGTTGATCTCAAGGGACTCAATCACCGCCACCGATGCACCACTGATGGACGCAGACGTGCTCCACGCCGGGACCAAGTGCTGCGTCGACTCGTT